GAAGCGCGATTATCAAGCGTGAGTGGTGGAATACATGGGAAAAGGACGATCCACCCCCGTGTTCGTACATCATTCAGAGCTATGACACGGCGTTTAGCAAGAAGGAGACGGCGGATTACAGTGCAATTACGACTTGGGGCGTGTTTTCGCCCTCTGATGGTGAAGGTGAGGCGATTATTTTGCTGGATGCGCAGAAAGGGCGGTGGGATTTTCCTGAATTGAAGGCAGTTGCGCAGGAACAGTATAACGAATTTGAGCCAGATATGGTTTTGATTGAGGCTCAGGCGAGTGGTACGCCATTGACGCACGAATTGAGGGCGATGGGCATACCTGTTGTGAACTACAGGCCGTCAAGGGGCAATGATAAGATGACTCGTGTCCATGCGGTGAGTCCTGTGTTTGAGGCGGGGATGGTGTGGGCACCAAACTATGTATTTGCGGAAGAAGTGATTGAGGAATGCGCGGCATTTCCATTTGCACCTAACGATGATTATGTAGACACAACCACGCAGGCGATATTAAGATTCAGACAAGGTAACTTCATTAATCTTTATTCTGACGAGGAGGAAGAGGAAGTCTACCGAGCGAAGCGCGCATATTATTAGGAGATCCTGATGGCATCAAGAGCTAAGGTTAGAAGAGAATCGAAGGCACGGGCAGCTGCTCGTAGGGCACTTACCCCCACAAAGAAGTTAGCGGCTCGAGACAAAGCTCAAAAAGAGCGCACGGTTAAGGCTGCACGAGCGGCTTCTGACAAAGGTCGGCCATCTAATCCTACAGATCCAGCTGGGCGTCTTGCGCGTAGGGCAGTTAAAGAGGATGAGGCCAAGAAGCTTGATGAGAAGTTAGATCGCCAAAGTCGTGTTCAAGCTAAAAGAACGCAGCGAGTTGGTGAAAGGCGTGTTAAGGCAGCGGGTAGGGCTGGCAAGGTTGGCGCTGGAATTGCGGCAGCTGGAGCTTTGGTTGGTGCTTTGTCTAAGGATGACAAGCCAAAAGCCAAGGCAAAGCCTGTAAAGCGCGGCCCTTCAATGAAAGAAGCGGGTGCTAATATAAGAAAATCCAAAGAAGCGTTTGAGCGTCGTAGACGCAGCAATCGTCAAGCAGAGTCGGCCATGAGGTCGGTTCAAAAGTCTAGAGAGTTGGGTGAAGCGGCTGCAAGAGATCCGAAAGCGACTAAGCCTCCGAAGCCACAAACGCCTCCTACGACTTCGGTCAAGCCACCAAAGGCAGATCGCACAAAAGTTACTAGCGGCGCAACTAAGCCCACACCGCCTAAAGCAACAACAACTCCAAAAGTTTCATCTCCTCCCAAGGTTACAAAGAGACCTACGGTTACGGGTAAGGGTGGCAGAAATGTCACTAGAGAAGGGCCAATGGGTAAGAGAACGCTCGCTAACGTAACTAAAGAACAGTTAACTGATACGGGTATGAGTTTACGCCAGTATCTTAACTATATGGACAAGAACGATGGTAAGCGTCCACCAAAGAAAAAAGATACTGTCAGGCGCACAGGATCTTCTAAACCTATGAGTCAGCGCAAGTTTGCAGGTGGCGGTATGGCATCAAAGATGTCTGCGAAGGGCGGTGCCCGTGGCGGCAAGAAGATGATGATGCCCGGTGGTATGAAGGCTGGTGGTTCTGCGAGTAAGTTCCCTGATCTGACGGGGGATGGTCGCGTCACGCAGAAAGATATACTCAAAGGTCGTGGAGTCCCTGGGTTTAGCAAGGGCGACCTAGTTATAAACATGGTCAAAGAGCTATCGAAGCTTGGTAGAAGGGCTTTTGAAAAACAGTATGGCAAGACCGCTCTTAATAAAGCCATAAAGGAAACCAACAAAGCTTCAGGTCTTACGCCGACTAAGGCCAAGAAGACGCCTACGCAGAAGAAGCTTGCTGAAGCAGATCGACGGGCTGAAGAAACCAAGTACACTCGGCAGACTCCTGCAGCCAAAAAACAACGTCAAGTACGAGCCAGTGAAAAGCGCATGGAGCGCATGAAGAACGGCGGCATGGCGAAGAAAGGTTATGCGAAAGGCGGCATGGCCAAGAAGGGTTACTCCAAGGGTGGCGCGGTTCGCGGCAAGCCACGCGGTGTGGGTGCTGCGCTTCGCGGATATGGAAAGGCGCTTAAATAGTTATGTCTAAAATCAAATCTTTAAAAAAAGCTTTAGCTAAAGTTAGTAAGTCTGTAGAAGAGGCAAGTAAGAGTTCTAGTGGTAAAGAATTAGAAGTAGACAAAGCTCTTAAACAAATTGAAGAAATGTCAAAAAAGCCTGCGTTTGTTAGATTAAGAAAAATATCAAATAGAAATAGAAAGAGAAAAGGCTTGCCTTTAAGGCCAGAGCTTTCTAAAGGAGGCATGGTTTCTGCAGCCAAAACAGTTGCAGGTAAGACCACACGATCTCGCAACAAAACAAAGCCTCGCGGGGTAGGCGTTGCAACAAGAGGTTTTGGAAAAGCACTAAAATAAGGAAAAGTTTTGCCCTATCTACAAAGCAACATCCCGCATTTCAAGGCGTGGGTGAGAAGGGAATATACTGTCAATCACGAGCGATACCATGGTGAGTTTTTACACGCCATGGTTATTGCTGTTACTACCATGCCCACGAGGTGCTTGAGTTTTCAGGTGATCTTTACGGGTTGCGAATCGGATGATGATGAGGAAGAACCAAACGTCCACGGCGGGGCTATGTGGGCAAGAATGCCAATCACCGCGCTTGTTGCGGATACCCCCCTGGACGAATGGCCAGACCCTATGGCGGTACATCATGCCCAGCCTTGGGACTGTTCTAGTCACCACCATGCTGTATATGTTCTAGATCGTGCAACGCCATGCCCTTGGCTGGCGAAGATCGATGGTGAGTTCTATCCTGCAAAGTATTTGTTCACTGTGGATTATGCAGAGAACGAGATTGCAGATGATCCTGCGCAGCACAAGCAGAGCCATGTGATGGAGTTGTTAGATGCTGGTGAGTGGACAGGAAATATTGTAGCCTTGCCCAACAACAGGGTGAGGGTCACGCATCCTGCGTGGTTTGAGACAGGTGAGGGTGCCCCCGATTTTAAGCCATCTCAGCATATACATTACAGCAAGTCCGATTTAGATTACGTTCTGGATACACGACAGATCTTTGATAATCTGTACGCAGACAGAGAGTAGCCTGCAGGTAAAACAATATGGCAATTGAACGCGGCGTAGACGATGTTGATATAGATGAGTTGGATATTGAGAACAACTCAAAAGAGATTGTTTTAGGCGTTGCGTCTGAAGATGAATCAATGTTTGACGAAGTTGAGGAGGGCGATGAAGTTCTTCTTGATGACGGCACTATGGTGTTTGGCATGGATGAGATGGCAGATGATATGCCTGTTGATTTCAATGCCAACCTCGCAGAGTTCATGGATGCGCAGGACTTAGGTCGCATATACAGCGACTGCATGGGCGATATTAAGGATGACAAGTCTTCTCGCAAAGAGTGGGAAGACCAGTACAAGGAAGGACTTGAGTTCCTTGGGATGAAGTTTGAAGACCGCACAGAGCCATTTGATGGTGCTTCTGGCGTTGTTCACCCTCTTCTCGCGGAATCGGTCACACAGTTTCAGGCTCAAGCATACAAAGAGATGTTGCCATCTGGCGGGCCTGTTAAAACACAGACTGTAGGGTTTGGTACACCTGAGACTGATCTACAGGCTGCGCGTGTTCAGGAGTACATGAACTTCATGATCACGCAAGAGATGAAAGAGTATGATCCTGAAACAGATCAGCTGTTGTTTTATCTCCCGTTGTCAGGCAGTGCGTTTCGCAAAGTGCACTTTGACCCTGCTGTAGGTCGGCCTGTTTCTCGTTTTATCCCGTCTGAGAAGTTGATTGTGCCTTATGGCACCACCAGTTTAGACAATGCACCGCGTATCACGCATGTGATTGATATGTCGATGAACGATGTGCGCAAGCTTCAGCAGTCTGGTTTTTATCGCAAGACCAAGATGAAGGATTCAACGGACTACGTTGATACTGATGAAGTTGAAGAAGAGATTGATGAACTTCAGGGTGTGAAGCCATCAGGCAGTTCAAACGATGAGTGCGAACTGTTTGAGATGCACGTTGATCTGGACATCCCAGGGTATGAAGACCTTGATGCACAGGGTGAAGAGACAGGCATCAAGTTGCCGTATATTGTTACTTTATCACCCACTCAGAACACAGTTCTGTCGATTCGCAGAAACTATTTGCAGAACGATCCTATGCGTAAACGCATTGATTACTTTGTGCATTTTAAGTTTTTGCCGGGCGTCGGCTTCTATGGATTCGGATTGACCCACATGATTGGTGGGTTGTCGAAGGCATCGACTTCTATCCTGCGTCAGTTGATTGATGCAGGCACACTTGCGAATCTACCTGCAGGTTTCAAGGCTCGTGGCATACGGATTCGTGACAATGACACGCCGTTGCAGCCTGGTGAGTTCAGAGATATGGATGCGCCAGGGGGTTCACTTCGCGATGCGTTGATGCCTTTGCCGTTCAAAGAGCCAAGCGGCACGCTGCTTTCGTTGCTGGGAATGCTTGTTGATGCGGGCAAGAGGTTTGCATCGATTGCAGACATGCAGGTTGGCGATGGTAATCAAGAAGCACCTGTAGGCACGACGATTGCGCTTTTGGAACGCGGCAGTCGTGTGATGAGCGCGATACACAAGCGGCTGCACTACAGCCAGCGCGTTGAGTTCAATCTGCTTGCAAGAGTGGTGAAAGAGTCACCGCTCAAGACATATCCGTATATGATTGCAAATGGTCAACAGCAGTTGATGGCAACTGACTTTGATGACCGCATCGACATCATTCCTGTGTCTGACCCAAATATCTTCTCTATGAGCCAGCGTGTGATGCTGGCGCAAGAGATGATGCAGATGGTTCAGTCGAACCCGCAGATTCATGGCCCGCAGGGAATCTACAACGCATATCGTCGAATGTACGAAGCGATGGGTGTACAGCAGATTGAGCAGCTGTTACCTCCACCACCGCAGCCACAACCAATATCGCCCAGCATGGAAAACTCTATGTTCTTACAGGGACAACCTGCACAAGCGTTTGATACTCAAGACCATGATGCACACATCGCTGCGCACATCTCTTTGTTGAGATCACCCATTGTGCAAAACGTGCCACAAGGCCAGATGCAAGCTGCTGCGATGATTCAGTCGCATATCTATCAACATATAGACTTCAAGGCGCGTGAAATGGCTATGCAAGATCCACAGATTATGCAGATGAGCCAGCAAATGCAGACACTACAACAGCAGGCTCAGATGGATCCCATGATGATGCAGCAGTTGCAGATGATGCAGCAGCAGATGATGCCGATCATCCT